GTCTCCGCAAAGTAGCGGAGTAACATTGACCATCCATCCAGGACCTTGATATGCACAGGAGACACGACGTCGGTTACCAAATACTCAAGTTTTTGAAGCTTGTGATTGGTTCGCCGACGTTTCGGTCTCTGATCCTCGGGTACGTACCTCAAGCTAGGACACGCAAGATGCATGTCATCGCTCGGTATACATCCGTAAACGGAATGCAATCGACCTACGATCTCGTCGTAAGTGTAGTAGTACTGCTTATCCCAGAAGGAGTTCGCATACGCGATCCAACTAGAATAAACCTCAGGGGATGGTGATGATGACCAGACCGTTCGCAAGCGAACGGGAGTGACTTCGACGCCTTTGAAAGCGTCCATGCCACATGACTCTCTAAAGAGTCCACCGGTACAGCACTTGTCTCGATTGACCCTTAGGCCAAAAGATTCAAGCACAGCGATAGCATTCTCCGACCACTCGGTTGGGACTATCACATCGTCACCGTATACGTAGACACGCGGGTCCCCTTTTAAAGGTACCTTCGTATCTGCGTCGGGTGATGCCGCAGTTAGGAGCGCCCAGATAGTGAGTGCAAGAATGGGGAAGCATAGGCTTGATCCCATAGGTGCAAACTTCCTGAGTTTGAGCTCCTTTCCGTTAGGCAACACAGTCGATGAAGACCGACATGCTTCTAGATGCGCATAAATGTGCTCTGGAAACAGTAGGCGAACTAACTCAGACGAAACGCGATCCGAGGCCTCATTGAGGTCAAGGGTTGCGTACCGTCCAGACTCACTGCCATACATGGCAGCAAACCTGTTGGGTGTCTGATCAGTGTAACGAACACTATCCCTTGTTAGGGGGTGTCGTTCCACAAGGTCCACTATGGCCCGACCTAATCCCTGTTGAATCCATTGGAAGTCCACTGGTTCACATGAGATCAAACGGGGCCCGCGAGAGTCTTTTGGCACAAGTATTACTTTTGCCGGTAGACTCTCATCAGTGATGAGATTAAACTCATCATATCTATCGCAAACATGACCCAGTGACGCACAAAAGTAGGCGTCAAAGGGATAAACGTTCGTGATCGTGGCCGAAACATTCGTCCAATGGTACTTTTCGGAAGGCTTTTGCTTAGTAGCAACAGCCCCCGGTCCGTGCCTCGGATGGATTTGTTTCGGATCGAAAAAAGCAAACAAACTCGATAAGAGGATGCGTGCTTCGCGAGCAATATTAACTTGGGAGGGATCTTCAGATGAAGACCTTCTCCTAGTGTTTTTGCGTGAGAGGAGAGCTTCACCAATTCCTTGGATTCGCTCTTCAATTGTGGATAGATCATCCTCAGTTCTCTCGAACTTTTGGATGACTTGTTGTTCTTGTTCATCGGTATATGGGAGCTCGTATTTGTACATGAGGTACAGTACTGCTCTTATAGCTCCGACGCTTCTTACACACGGCAGCTCAAGGAGAGCCCCGTTTGGTTGGAGTACACGACTAAAAAACTCACCCAGAAACCTGGGAAGTTTAGATTCGGGAAGGGTTTCGAAACCCAACTCGTTTCCGTTTAGTGGTGACCCTCCAGAGATAGCCTTATCAAAGGCTTTCCCCAGACGTGGCAAGGTTTTCGTGAGAAAACCCGTTCCTTCAGCAACAAGCCTTTTGTAGACCTTTAACTTGGTCTGCTTCAAGCTTGTAGTGTTGAACACTTCGCCATGCGTACATTGAATGTCGCATAGCAGTGCAGCGATGATGGAATAACTGTCATCTTGGCTATTAGTGAGTACCATAACGGTAGCTCTCCAAGAGCATGCACACGCTTTGCGATCCATCGCACGAGCTAATTCATCACACTCAACTCATTCATCTATGAAAGATAAACAAATCGAAGCAGAATACGAACCGATCATACCAAACGGACCAACACCTGTCAAGGTGGGGGTTCGCGCGGTAATAGCGGTCAACTCTGCCACAGGACGGTGGGACAATAACACGGCACATCCCGAAGACGGAACCTTCCTAGGTAAAATCAACGTCGTTTTCACGGCGCCAAAATTACCAACGGTCGGTACCATCCAAGAGACATACCAAATCACGGTCCTACCATAACGTGCATGAAGAAGACATATCTAAACCGACAAGCTGGAACCTCGAAACCGATCACCAAGTTAGCCCGAATGCTGGCAGCTCAGGACGCCAAGATTAAATCTTGGAGGTCTTTGAGAAACCAGTACCGGACATACTTGGCTTGGGAATCGAGATTCCTCCGGCTTGCCGAATCAGACAGCAAGGTATGACTCCAGACAAATGGTGACCCTAAAGGCCACCAGTGAGGAGAACTACCGCACCGTTGCCAGTGCCGTCGTAGAGAATAGTCGTCGTTGCCCCAAGTGAGGCAACGAAAGACATTAACTCTGCGACAACATTGGTTGCTTCAGCGATTGAGCTCATCGCCCCGACCGGGGCGTCAAGCACAATGTATGCTGAAACAGTCACAGGAGTGATGGAATCGACACCAGAAATGACAGTTTTGTCAAATCTGACGAGGGACCGTCTCCTGAGTTTCATTCCCGAACCAACCTCGGTATGTTTGATACTGAGGCGATGGGGAAGAGACGGCGTCTCGGCTATCGCCGCGAACGTCGTCTCACGTTGCGAGGTTGACAGGCGGCTGAATTCAATTTCAGTGCCTGCCGACCCCTTGATCTCGTTTGTGTTTAGCGTGTTAGGTAGCATGCTTTTCTGTGCAAGAGGAATGGATACCCCTTGTTGAGGTTTATACCTCGGTTAGCGACGCCTACGTTGTGCTATCACTAGCGCAGCGCCTAGGCTGACCTCTTTCGGAGTCAACCCGCTCGAAGTTATCGAGCTTAATGACGGAAGCCCTACGGATCGGCGATAAGCTGATTGTACGACTACCGGCATTTGATTCATGGAGAGGATAGGTTGGGCAGGAGTAGCATCTACGGTACCTTTTTGGACGTAAATGCGCCTCTTCCTTCCTACCGACCACAGGAACCTACGTATGTTTATCAGAGGTCTCATGTTCTCCGTTTTAAGTGAATCGAGATACGGGCTTACGCCCGCAACCCAGTCCACGACAAACGACCATGGGATGGCGTTCCAGATTATCGCAGGGTTTAAATTCACCCCAAGACTATCCAGATGCGCCAACAGTTGAGCGTGCTCAACTTGGTATCCAGTATAATTGTAATTGTACTGGATCTGAGCATGAAACACGGTCGGATCATAAGTTACACGACGTGAGGCGAAACAACTACAGGCGATATCTGGTATAACCCAGGGAACGCCTGTTATCGTTGTTTCGTTTACCACGTCTTGGAACTCAGCCCACTTGTAGACATAGTGCCTATTTTGTGGCCGACCAGCTCGAGTTATGAAGTCGTTAATACGACGTTCAGTTCGAGACATTGCGGAACGGATCTTTGCAATGTCTGATATCAGCGGTAGAACATTAAACTGAAGGTTCAGATAGTGTCCTGCCGCCCCTTGTAGTAGCTGTTTAAAAGTTGCCTTGTACCTATGTTTTGGTACAAGCCAACCCAGTTTCCCCAGGGCTTCAAACCATGAAGCCGAACGGAAAACTGACACTACTTTGAGAGCCGGCCGCTTAAAATCCTTGAGTTCAATTAAGAAGTTGGGGAGACTAAGCTCGGCCTTGATAACCGGAAGCATGCCAGTTAAGGCATGTTGTACCAGTTGTGCAAGGTCGCTAGGTGCAGGAATGAATCCCACATCTAGGTCGGATTTCAGTGATGGCAAGTCAGCATCGAGCTGACCGCCATCACCAAAGGGTTCAACAAGTGTGCTTGGGTAAGCACGCGTATAACCGCCCGAAAAGCCCACTATGTTACCCGACGCGAAGTGCGTTTTGATAACACAGCCAGCCCCGAGGGACCCAGAATTATTCTGAACACTAAGATAGTGCTCAAAGTTCTTCCAAGTCCTTCGGTTCCCCGACGAATTAGGTGTAT